GAAGGTGAGTTCGAAACAATCAGTGTAACAGAATCAATACGTGATACAATGCATACTGTACAAATAAATCCAATTACTTTCTTTGCAGGAGCAGGAATAGTAAACTTTGGTAACTTAACAAAGACATCAGCAACGTCAGCACTAGATAGAATAAACGTTTCAAGATTAACTGTCTTTTTAAGAAGTCAACTAGATGCAATTGCGAAACCATTTATTTTTGAACCAAATGATGAGCTTACAAGAAATGAAATTAAAGGTGCAATTGACTCATTCTTGTTAGAACTTGTTGGACAAAGAGCATTAAATGACTTCTTGGTAGTTTGTGATGATACAAACAACACATCTACAAGAATTGACAGAAATGAACTGTATGTAGATATAGCGATTGAACCTGTAAAATCAGTAGAATTTATCTTCATACCGTTAAGAATTAAAAACACAGGAGAAATTGCAAAATTAGGGAACTAATTTTCGATAAATAGGAGAAACAGATGGCAATATCAACATTATCAAAATTTACAGTACCTTTAGCAAACGATCAAAGTTCAGCATCACAAGGCCTATTGATGCCAAAACTACAGTATCGTTTTAGAGCAATACTGGAGAATTTTGGAGTATCAACACCAAGATCAGAACTTACAAAACAGGTTATGGACATAACAAGACCGCAACTATCTTTTGATCAAGTAACACTAGATGTTTACAACTCAAGAGTATACATTGCAGGTAAACATACTTGGGAAGCAATTACAATTAATTTAAGAGATGATGTAAACAACTCAGTCACTAAATTAGTTGGTGAACAGATACAGAAACAATTTGATTTCTTTGAACAAAGTTCAGCGGCATCTGGTATAGATTACAAATTCACAGGCAGAATTGAAATGCTAGATGGTGGTAACGGATCAAGTACACCAACAGTACTAGAAACATTTGAATTGTATGGTGCATACATAGAAAACGTAAACTACAATACGCTAGCATACAACACATCAGAACCAGCAACAATCACGTTGACAGTGAGATACGACAACGCAGTGCAGACACCACAAGGCACAGGACTAGGCACAGCAGTGGCTAGAACAATTGGTACTCTAAGTACAGGTGGTGGTCAATAATATACATTCGTTGCATTTATAATACAGGGAAAGCGTCTTTAACGGCGCTTTTTTTGTGGCTATAAATAACAGTATGCCAAGTATAAACAATTTCTTAAAAGGGTTTCAAAATAACCTACCAGGTCTAAAAGATTATAGACATGCTACAAGGCTGTTTCTAGACGATAATTTTAAATTAGCACCTAAACAAAAATTTTTATTTCATGTAGTTTTCTCATTAAATGAAGGCCTTATGGAAAAAGGATTTAGTCAGGCAGAAAAATATCAACTTAACACTTTGGTAAAATCTTGTGATCTGCCAAGGTATGGCTTTAACCTAGAAGAAAAAATTCAATACAATAAAAAAATGTATGCAGCAACAAGAATACAATACGAACCTGTCAACATTACTTTTCATGATGATAATGCAGATATTGTAAATGCATTCTGGAAAAAATATTACGAATACAATATAGCAGATTCAAATTTAATTACAAGTGATGAAGGCGTAAAAAGTAAATTAGAAAAAGATTCACAGTATAATGCTATTGATAATGAACGTAGACAAAATACAAAATTTGGTTTGGATACGCCTAAAAAAAGGGGCGTTCCATATCTAGAAATGATAGAAATATTTGTATTACGTAAAAAAGAATTTACATCAATGACTTTGATTAATCCAACTATTGGATCATTCAGCCATGACAATGTTGACCATGCCGACGGCACAGGTATTATGTCAAACACAATGCAAATATTCTATGAAACTGTTTTGTATAAATCAGGCACGATTGACGTGGTTAAAGATAGAGGTTTTGCAAAAGTGAATTACGATAATGAACCTTCACCGTTGTCGGTGTTTGGACGTGGATCAAATACAATTTTTGGCCCAGGAGGTATTGTTGGTGGTATTTCTTCTGCTATTACAGAGGCACGGAAAGGAAACTTTTTGGGAGCCTTAATCGGGGCTTCAAATACCTATAATAATTTGAAAAAAGTAAAAAAACAAAATGTAAAAGACGAACTAAAAGGCCTTACTAAAAAAGGAATACAAAATATTAAAACAGATAGACCAGTTGAATTAGGACTAATACAAGCTTTTGCATTAGGAAAAGCTGGTAAAGAATTAAACAGGGCACAGCCAAAAGGTACAGTAGATAACAATACTGGCCAATTACAGACACAACTTAACAATATTCCTTTAGATCCAGCAATATATTTGACTGCAGACGAAACTTACAACTTGGTGAACACAAACGAAACAATCCGTGATCAAGTTGCCGCTGGAATATACTATAAGGACATTGGATCACGTAAAGGATTGACTGTAGCAGAAAGTGACGTAGAATACACAGGATCATCTGATGCTATTAAAACAGTGTATCGAAGTAAAACAATTACAAACGTCAGAAAACTTGTGACAGAAGGTTATATAAGAATTTTTAGAGATTCACAAGATGTAAACATCACAGTAGAAAAGGCAAACCTATAATGGCAGGACAATACAGCGGAGGTTCAGCAGGTGGCGGCACAGAGTTTTATACGAACTTACCACCAAAAGATCAAGACGCACTTGAAAAAACAATTACTGAACTTACAACAACATCATACCAAACAAATTACGAATTCAATGCAGGAGAGTACGATGCTGCTATTGGCTTTTTTGTCAATCGTGGCTTCGGAAGAACTTCTGCAGAATCAACTGCCTATGTAATTCTAGCTCAGGCCAAAATTGATAATGTTAGTCCACAAAGTATACTAGACCAATTGACCTATGCCTCACCAGCACAATTATCTGAATTAATAACAATTATTTTAAATGCTAACAGATACAAGTCTAGCAGATTAGGTGTAAGACAAACTCTTACAACAAAGGAGACTGTGTCTAGAAATATACTAGACTAATGTTACCTCGATTTGCCAAAGGAAAATTTACTCCAAAAAATTCAGAAAAATATATTGGTCTGAAAACTCCAACCTACAGATCTAGTTGGGAGCAAACATTTATGCGTTTATGCGATGAACATCCTAACGTAGCAAAGTGGGCAAGTGAGTCAATCAAGATTCCTTACAGACACCCATTTACAGGAAAGTACACAGTATACGTTCCTGATTTTTTTGTGGTATACATAGATAAAAATGGAAGAAAGAATGCAGAGTTGATTGAGGTGAAACCAAAATCTCAAACAAGCATAGTTGATGCTGGAAAAAGCACAGCAAAGAAAAAACAAGCAGTAATAAACATGGCCAAATGGGAAGCTGCCAATGCCTATGCCAAACAAAACAGAATCAGATTTAGAGTGTTGTCAGAAGAACAACTTTTCCATAACGGTACTCGTAAGTAAATAAAAACATGACAAAAAAACTTGAAGATATTTTAAATTTACCAAATGTCAAAGAAGCCTTTAAACAGGTTGATGCTAAGGAAAAAGCAAAAGAAAGTAAAGAGGTAGCAAATGGTAAGCCTAAAAACCTTGATCCAGAAACACATAAAAATTTACAAAAAAGTTATGCAGAATTTGATAAAGTTGCGGCTGCATTACCACAAGTCAAAGGCCTTGGTGAATTGTCAGATCTAGAATTAGACAAACTAGCAGTTGAGGCAGAAGAAAGCTACAAAAACCTAATGGACCTAGGAATGAATGTTGACTCTCGATATTCAGGACGTATATTTGAGGTTGCAAGTACCATGCTTCGAAATGCTATTGATGCAAAATCTAATAAAATTGACAAAAAACTTAAAATGGTAGAATTACAACTTAAAAAAATGAAAATAGATCAAACGGGCGATAAAGACATGGGTCCTGTAGAAGAAAGCGAAGGATTTGTAATATCTGATCGTAACGATTTAATGAAGAAACTACTTAAAAAAGACTAAATATTGCGTATGAGCACGTTTAAAGAATATCTAGCAGAATCAGTAAAGTCATATGACTACAAAATTAAAGTTGCAGGCGAACTGGATAAAGGTTTTAACAATAAATTAGAGACTGCACTGCAAAAATTTGAAGTATCAAAAATGTCAGCAGGCAAAAAAACACCAATTATGACAATGCCTTTAGACTTTCCATATCTAAGTAACGAATCAGTTACTATATTTGATGTAACTACCAACTATCCAGCAACGACGAGAGAGATGCAAGAGTATATTGGCACTTATATGAATGTGCCTCAAACACATATCGTGGTGAGAAAGCCAGGTGAACCTACAGAAGAGTATCAAGAACAAATGCAAGTTGCAAAAAATTCAGAATACAAAAATAAATTACAAGATATAGAAATGTCAGATTCGCCAAAAGTAAAAGCAGAAGAATTTCATTCATCAGAAGCAAACATGAGCTTGTTAAAAGAGTTGATGAAAAACAAAAAAGATATAGAATATGCTGAAAAACCAAAACCTGAACAAGAACTACAAAGTAAGGTTGAAGAAAATCCAGCTCCATCTCCAATCAACACAGGAAAAGCACCAGTAAAAGGCAATCCAGATCCAGCATCACATTACAAATTTAGACAGCCAAAGGTAAAAAGATAATGGAAATGATTGACGTAATGAAGAGGTTAAATGAAATCTCTCAACGTGAGATCACGGAAAAGCATGGTGGCGAACATACTACTACAGGCAGATCTATGACCAAAGGAGAAATGGGAAAAAGAGAAAAAATTGTAAAAAGTATGAAGAAAGATAAAGCAGGATTCAAAAAAAGATACGGTAAAGATGCTGATGCAGTAATGTATGCAACAGCCACAAAACAAGCAATGAAGGATGACAAAAATACAAACGAAGGTATGTCTGATATCAACATTGGTGCAGAAGAAGCAATTGGCGACTATGTAAATGACGACGGTGATTTAAAAATGCCAAAAAGAATGGTCATTCAAGATTTAATGGACAAAGCAAAAAAAGCTTCTATGCCAAAGAGCTATGAACTAGAAACTGCGGCTAAAATGATCGATGATAAATTTGATGACGACGGCGACCAAAAATACACAGGAGAGGATATAAATACAAATACCATGGAAACAAAAGATAAAAAAGACGTAAAAGAAGATATGCACATCACAACTGACTCTCCACAAGAGGCTAGTATGTTGATGCAAATTTTAAAAATGGCGGGACTACAACCTGTTGATGCAAAAATGATGGGTATGGACAAACCTGAAATGGAGCCAGAACACGGTTCACAAATGGATCCAGGTGGATTGAATAAGCAAATGGATACTCCAGGTGATGAAATGAGCATGTATAAGCAAATGGTCATGAAGCCAGACATGGAAAAAGCTGAAGAAAATTTTGCAAATTCAGAAAAAGCAGC